CCTTCATATCTAGAGCAGCCTTTGCAGCAGCACCAATATCTCCCTGAGTTAATGCATCGGCAAGAGTTACCCTCTTTTGTTCTTGTGCAGCAATTTGTGAATTGAGGTTAGCAATATTCTCTAATGCTATTTTTTGTTTATCATATTTATCATTGATTGCCTGAGCAGCGTGATCCATGAGTTTAAGATCATGTGACAATTTATCATTTCTATCATTTTGAACTTGAATTAATTGATTTGCAGCATCGACTTCTGCTTGAGCAGCATCAGTGACCTTTTGTTGAACATTGATTTGTTGATTTTTTGCATCTATCAATGTTTGTTCTGCATCAACTTGTGCTTGTGCTCCATCAATTGCTGCTTGGTCATTTTTAAGTGTGCCACGATATTCCATGTCAAGCATACGAGACTTAATATCAAACAACTTATTGGCTGCATCATATCCTGGTTGGAAAGCACCAGTAAAATCTCCAGAAGCCAATTGAGTAGAAGTGTGTTGAATTTGAGTTTGTTGTAATTGTTTTAATGAGTCTGCAATTTCCTGAGCATCCAATTTACCCGCTTTAAGTTTTTCTATAAATCCTTGTGCAAGATTATCATCGCCAAGAATTGTTGCTATTTGATCTGTTGCATATCCCATTGAATTTAATGCTCCAGCAAGTTTAGTATATGCTGCTTCATTATCTAATGCATCTTTTACCTTGGTTAAATATTCGTTTGCAGCCTTTTGTTGATCTGCTTGTTTTTGTGTTGCTGTTGCAAGTCTTGCTTTTGCCATTGCTGCTTTTATGTCTGCTGCTGTCATTTCTCCAGAAGCAACTGCTGCAGCAAATTCTGCATCAGATAAGGCACTATATGCTTCTGCAGTTGTATATCCAAGTGCAGTTAATTTGGTAAATCCAACTGATTGATTTTTAACAGATTTAAGAACTTTTTCTTGTGCATTTTCAAAATTACCTACTGCAATAGCATTAAGTGCCATGTTAAGTTTTTTACCTTCGACAAGCATTTTAATGCTTCCATCTTTTTGCAACTTAAATAATTTTCCATTTTGTGCTTTAAAGTCATCTGCACTTAATCCAGTAATAAAATCAATTGTTTGTTCATTAACATTTTGCTTACGAAGTTGTTGTCCAAGCCCCATAAACTCACCCTTTTTATTGGTAAGTAATCCAGCAGACATCTTTACTACGCCCTTGGAGTTAGCAGTAAAGTATTTGTCCATAGCAGCCCAGGAAGCACTCCAGCCTGTTGTAAGGCCAATCTGTAGTTGACGTAGATCTCTCAATTTTTTAATTACATCATCGAGAGGTGATGCAGTTGGTGCATTAGATGCTGTTGGAGTTTGAGATAAAGATGATCCTGATGAAGTGTCGACTCCAGCCTTTGTAACCTGTTCTGCTTGGAAATTGGCAAAATCTGCATAGGTCTTTGCACTATTTCCTTTTTCAGCAAGCCAAGCCTTATACTTCTTTATTTGATCAGGATCTCCCTTAATATCAAATTCTGTTTGAAGAACTGTTAAGAAAGTTTTTTGTTGTTCTGGTGGAAGTGTTCCAAAGTATGCCATATCTTGTGCTAAAGCAGCAAGTGCTTCTGACTTTGCTCCCAAAATTTCTGTGGCAATCTTTAAATCAATTTTACCTTTTTGTGCATTGATCTTGTCAATGATCGCCATAGTAGCATCTGCAACTTTTGGATCTTTTTGATAAAGATCAACAGCAATCTTTGTATCAATAATAGTTCCCATCGCACCAACGCTACCCATAAATGCCAAATATCGTTCTGCTTCTTTTGGATTTTTAGCAGCAATGTCAACAAGGAACTGAGCCTTTTCTGTTGGTGTCGTCATCATGTCTACAACTTGTTGGGCTTGTCCAGCAAACTTACCACCAAATTTAGTAATAATAGTCATTACCTTATTCATGCTTGCTGAGTCTTTTCCAAATGTTTCCATAAGATGTACCATTGTTTGTGGGTCAATATTTCCAGAAGCCAAAGCCATCTTTAATGTGTATTGTTTTTCTCTAGACATTCCAGCATCGCCAATTTGTGATGAAGCAAGTTTGGCAACATCTTCCATTGCCGTTCCCTTATACTTAGATGTTATTGCCTTATCAGTACCGCCAAGCATAGCCTTTTGCATATCTTCGCCTTGACCCTTAAAGTTTTTAAGAATATCTCCCTGAAGTTTTCCTTGTTCTTTAAGTAATTCAGCCTTATCTTTTTCATACTGTAACTGTAATTTAGTTGCTGTTGCTTCATCTCCTGCTGCTTTTGCAATTTCAATACGCTTTTGATATTGCATGTCTAGTGAATCTACTAATTGTGAAGATTGCTCAAGTGCCATTTTATCTTCAGCAACATTTGCACCTGATGCAAGTCCAATTCTTTTTGCTCTATCTCTTGCCCCAAAAAGACCTCCAGCAATTGCTCCAACGAGAGTTCCTGCCACAGCACCAACAGCAGTGCCAACGACAGGAATAACAGATCCTATTAATGCTCCTGCTGCTGCTCCTGCACCTGCCCCTGCTGCTGCATATCCACCAATATTTGTAAGATCTTTACCAGCATATCCACCATAAGCCCTTTTGCTTTGGCTACCATATGCATTTAAATCTTTTCTTGTATTTTCTATTAAATTAACACGAAGAGCCAAAGGATCTGTTAATAGATTTTCGCCATTCATTCCAACAATTTTAATTAATTCAGCATTAACTTTAATTCCAAAAGAATAGTCATGTAGTTGCTGACCTAAATTAGCAGCCACAGATCTAGCCTGATCAATTGACATTGCCCCTGATGCAACTGCAGTTGCTAGTTGTGCACTTGTTGCTTTTTGAGCACCTGCTGTACCCTTTGCTGCAACTGTAGCACCAATGTCTTTAAGCATTTGTGTTCCAATTTCACTTTGTACAAATGTTTGTCCAAATGTCGATTTTCCAGTTTGAATATTTAATGGCATAAATTGATTTTGTCTACGTCTATCCATTGCTTCGCCTGCAGATACCATTCCTGCTGCTTTAGATAGTGCAATAATATTTTTTGTTCCAGACCCCATGGCCTCACCTAAAGCAAGTGCTTTATTTTGAGCATCATCATATGTTTTTCTTAACCACATAAATGCTGCAATTACCAAACCAACACCAACAGCAAGAGCACCCATCTTACTATTAAGCAAAGGCATAATCATTCCCATTGTCATTAAAGGCATCATAAGTTTTTGAGAAATAGCACCAATTGATCCACCCATTTGTGAACCAATCATTGCAACCATAGATGCTGCCATAAATGCCCCACCCAATTTACCAGCAGACATTCCACCCTTAGCACCTTCTTGACCTGCCCTCATTTTTTCAACTTGTAGTAATTCTTCTTCTGTTAGAGTACGTTGTTCTGTAATTCCAAGCAGTTCTCTATCTGCTACTAATCTTGCTTCTTCTGCAGCAATTCTTTGTCTACCTATTAAAGCATATTCTTCATCATTTAAAATTGTATTTTTCTTAACACCAAGATATTTCATCTCAGCCTTAGTTAATCCATTTTGTGCTGCAGTTCCATTATTATCTGCTTGTGCTCTTCTTTGTGCTGCACGTGCTGCTATATCATCTGAAACACCTTGTTGCCTTGCTGCTTGAGATGCAACCATAGTATTTCCAACAATAGGAACAGTCATTCCTTGTCCTGGAGCACCACCAGACCATGAGGTACCTCTTCTTGCTCTTCCAGCCTGACTTACTAAAGTTGTTCCAACTTCTTCTCCAACTACTTTTGCTTCCTTTACACTTTCCTGTGCTCCAAGAATAAAACCTTCTCCGCCTTGCTGACCAATTTTACGCATTCTCTTTGATGGAGATGCAACCATCAATTCTTCTGCTGCACCTTCTGGCAATGCTGCTGCTAGTTTAGCAACTGCAGATCTAACCTCTTCAGCAGTTCTTGTGATTGCACCTTCAATAAGAATTCCTTGATTTTGTGCCATGGCAAGACGTGCTGCTGCACCTGATGAAACTGCTTCTGCGTACATAAGAAATTGACCAGAAACAGCCTTTGCATCATAGCCTGCAACTTTTGAATCTTGAACCATTTTATCTAATACTTTGGCTTGAATTTGTAGTTCTGCTTCTGTTAAACCAATATTTTGATTAATTTTAGACATCAGTGCGTTCTGAACTTCTGTATCTACTCCAACTTGTTCTAATGCTTTTTGATATGCAATTCTATTTCTTGGAGATGATTTTAAAGCATTTGAAATCATATTGTTTTCTGCACCTGTTTGTGTTATCCATAAACTTGAATTCCAGGCTTCTTTAATCTTTTTAGCATCATTGCCCATTGCAACTATGTGTGCTCTGTCTAATTGCATTGCAGCATTAATCTGTGCAGTTGTAGCACCAAGTTCTGTTAGTTTTGCACCTATTGCTTTTGCTGCAGCATTTGCTCTTGCTAATTCTGCCTGTGCTGCTGTAGCACCACGTTCTACCGTTAACTGTGTTTTTATATCAGATCTGATTCCTGCTGATGCTGCATTATATCTTGTTGCCCTTGTCATTGATCTTGATTGACTAAATGATGCTGGAACTGCTTCATTCATTGCAGCACCCTCAACTCTAACCACTTCTTTAAACTTTTCAACAGTTACCTTAGTATCTGTTCCTAGTTTTTCTAATGCAGAAATAATGACCGCATCCATTGTTCCAACTGTTTGATCAATCAATTTTTGAATAAGGCCTGCTGTATTTTTATTTGAAAGATTCGTTAATGTAAAAGTTTGATTGCCTGCAGAAATACTTCCAATTTTTGTTCCAACCCCTGCAGAGCCACCTGCAAAACCTGGAAGTTTGCCTGCAATAATACCTTGAACAAGTGGAGCATATTTTTTATTTTGTGCAACTGGAATAATTGCTTCTCCAGGAGAAAGCATTGCTGGAACAACATCTCCAGCACCTTTAGGACCAGGAACACTAACAACACCCTCAGCATACTTCATCACTGGTTTCATTCCAACTGCACCTGGAAGTGCTGACATTCCAAATGCTCTTTGTGCAAGAATTGATTCTTCGTATGCTGCAGTTAACATTCTTACTGCTTCTGTTTCAGAGGTAAAACGTTGTTGTAACTTTTGATGTGCTTGATCTAAAGATGCTGCAGCAGCAGCATTGTGCATTTGTTGCTGTGTTAAGAAGTTAGTTTGTTCTCCTAATCCTTTAGAAGAATCTCCTGCCCTATTAAATACAGATTTAATTCCAACAAATAATTTAATGATATTTGCCACACCGTTAGCAAGAAGACCAAAAGACATCAAAACTAATGGACCAATTCCAGCAAGCAATGTTGTTAATAATACAATAAACTTCTTAGTGCCGTCACCTAAATGATTAAACTTATCAAATATTCCATTAAAGAATTTAAGAACTGGTGTAAGTGCTTTTAAAAATTCTCCACCAATTGGGGCAATTGCAGTTTTAAGATCTTGAACTTGTTTTTGAAATTTATACATTGGAGAATCTGAAACTTTTTTCAGTTCTCTTTCAGATAGGATTGCAAGTTCTTCTGTTGTTGCTCTTGAAAGTTCCAATACTGTTTGTGCCTGACTTCCATTTTTAATAACGTTTTGGAACAAAGTAGAAATACGTGCAAACTGGAATTTACCAAACATTTTTTCAATTGCCTGTGCACGATTCAAAGGATCTAACGTATCTAATGCTCTAGCAAGGTCAATAACCATTTGCTTAACATTACCTTTATCACCATTAACAATTGCTGTTAAATTAATTCCAAATCCCTGAAGCATACTAGTTGCTGATTTAGTTGGATTAATCATGTTTGCTAATGCTGATTTAATTGCGTTCGCACCTTGTGCTGCATCGATTCCACCCTCACGCATTGCAGTCATAAAGAATGCTAGATCTTTAACATCTCCACCCAATTGTTTTACTACTGGAGCAGCCTTTGGAATTGCTGTTGTAAGATCATTAATATTAAGAATAGTTTGGTTTTCTACAGCATTTAAGAAGTCAATGCTTCCAGCAAGTTTATCAGCAGTAACACCAAATGTTGATGTAAGAGAAATTACTGTGTCTAATGATTTTTGTTGATCAATTCCTCCGAGAACTGCTAGTTTTGTTGCACTAGTTACTTGCTGAATAAGGTCTGCACCAGTTTTACCAGTAGCAGCAACCTGTGCAGCCAACTTCATTGTATCTGCGACTGCAACACCATACTGTGTAAATCCATTTGCTAGTTTTTGAACATCTGCAAGTGCTTTGTTTGTATCTGCGGTTGTTGTCCACATATCGCCATAAACACGTTTAAAATCTACAGCCTGTTGCTCAATCTGCATAAATGCTTTACTTGCAGTAGATGCAAAATACATTAAAGGTACAGTAAAACCAACCATCAACTGACGACCAGCCCACTGCGTGTTTTTACCAAAATTTAAAAGATTTGTAGATCCTTGACGCAAAAGTTGATTAAATAAAACTTGCTTCTGTGCTGCTAATGCAGTTTGTGTTTGAAGATTTTGCATGTCCAAAGTTAGTGGACGAACAGCCATTCCTTGCAATGCACCATTGGCATCTCTGCCAAGTTTAATATATTGTGTCTGTAAAGTTTTTACATTTTCTCTTGCAACTTTATTAATTGTTGCATGTTCTTGTGCAAATAACTTACCAAATGTTTGAGTTGCTGCTCCCGCATAGCGGAAGTATTCTTTCATTGAAAATTGATTTTTTGCAAGTGCTGTATTGAATGCTTCACTTGTAGAATTAATTTGCACTAATTGTGCTTGGAATTTACCACCAGCATTAATTTGATTTAATAGATTTTGTTGCATGTTGGCAGATACAGCGGTACCCGCTGCACCATTTTTTGCCATGGAGGTATGAAAGGCTGATATCTCACGCTGGAGGGCCTTAAGTTGTGCTAAGGCCTCAGTAGTGTCAATACTGACTTTTATACTGGACTCAACATCAGCCATTCATTAGTACCTCTTTATATTTTATTTATGGAAGATTACTGAGAACAGATGTACCTGAAAGATTTACTCCAGATGCTTCCTCAATAATTTTATAAACCGTTGGAAGATCCATATTGTCTTCCAAGGCTGCCAAATCTTCAGCGAGTTCTGGCTTATATTGCTTCATTGCGATTTGAATACATTCCATAAGAATATTCATTGACTTATCATTGTCTTCAGCGACTCCTTGTACTCCTTCAAACTTTTTCATAAAAGGACGTAGCAAGGAAATCTTAAGTGGTCTAACCTTAATCTTTGTTCCATCGATTAATGTTACTGTTTTTTCTTCATTGACAGTTGTTGCCATTTATTTTCCTCCTTGTAAGGTTATTCTAATTATAGCATAGCAAAGGTCATTTTTACGCAGTAATTTCTTCATAATCAATACCCATACCAACACCAAATCCTGCTTCCATTGCTCTAGCACCTGTAAGAGTAGTAATGTCATCTGGATCTTTTCCTTTATACAAAACCCTTCTCTTCATTTCTTCCCAAGCATCTTCATTTTTACCTTCATCAATATCTACACCCTGCATAGCAGCAAGGAACTTTTTCTCTAAATGATCTAATTCTCTTTTTATAGATATTGTTCCCAATAGTTCTGGCATAGACAATGATCGTTCTAATTCGTCATAACTTTTCCATGCCCCAATTAAAAATATTTCAGATTCAAGTTTTGTTAGGTCCAAGTCTGACCAACTTGATCCACCTTCCTCTGCCTGAGATTTTACTGATTCTTCTTTCTCACCATTAATCTTAATTCCTGCAGCATAATCTAATATTTTATAAATAGTTGGCAAATCTAAATTATCCTCAACAGCATCAGTTGATAAAGAAAGTGCTGGATAGTATTGCTCCATTGATATGCGAACACACTCAACCATTAAAGCAATTGCCTCAAAATCATCTGAAGTATTTTTGACAGCCAAAAATGTTTCCATGAAAGGATGTAAATATTTTATCTTTAATGGTGAAATTAAAAGTTTTGTTCCATCAATTAAATATACTGGATGTTCTTCATATATTTTTGTAGCCATTAATTAAGTATACCAAAAAGAAAGGCCCCATTCCGAAGAATAGGGCCAATCAAAGATCGTAAAACTAGTGCTTATGCACCAGCAATAACACGATCAAGAATCTTACCATATGAACCATTATCCAATGGAAGCATACGGAAAGTTACGTCGAACATTGTTGCAGCATCACGCTTAGCGGATACTATTACGTTCTGGATTGACAAAGCACGGTATCCAATATAGATACGCTCCTTGTGTACTGATGGATCGCCAGTTCCTGGACCAACGGCAACCAAACCACGCTCTAGAGGAACGTCGCCCAATTCGCCAGACTTGATATCGAAACTTTGGCTGGTTGTACCCACACCTGTACCCGTTAGGGTGGCTAGGTCTGCATCATTTGCTGCAACTGCAACTAGAAGATTTTCTAGTGTTGCCTCAGCGAATGATGTCTTCATTGATACTTGCATACCGTCCTTGAAAAGACGGGCAACGTCAAGTACCTGGTCTACCTTAACTTCACCAAATGTTGGTTGGAAGTCTAGTTCTAGACCGTTGCTTGTATATCCAACGTTTGTAAAATCTTCATCTGAAGAGAGAGTATCTCTGTAAGACTTTGATGCTTCGAACGCTGGGAGTTTATTTCCTAGGGTTGCTGCTGGTGTGCCGTCTAGTGACGAATTGTATGTAAACAATGCTGCTGCACCAACGATAACCTTGTTGGAACTACCTCTTGTATAAGCCATTTATTTCACCTCTTATCCTTTGTATAGCATATATGAAATTGTGGCGTGTTTCCTCAATTCCTATTATATCACTATTTTATTACTGCTAATTTTAGCCTTTATGCCAATCAAAATCAACGATAATTTTATTTCCTGCATATGTTCGGGCTGTTCCGAAATCAATAATGTCTCTTGTTTCCTGTAGTTGATACATTTTTATTGTATGAAAGTATAATGGTAATGAAGCATCCTGAGGATTTTCTCTTACCCAGTCATTAAGGTCTTGTGCTGATTCGTCCCCTGAATTTAATAAATCCTCAACATATGCCGTAATCTCAACAATTTCTGGAATTGCTTGCGTTCCAAAATGGTAAAAATAATACATAATCTGTTCTGATTGAATATGAGGAAATGCATATCTGTTCATTTTAATCATTCTGTCATATACTGCAAACTTGCCATTGCCATCTGGGAAAGACTCTGTAAGTGAGTTAATATCTGTTGGACTTGTTGGCAAAAATTTTAAACTTGATCCATCATTAAATCTTGCATCAATTTTTGCTGCTAGGTAAGCATTAATTAGTGATGGCGGATGATATATGTTTGCCATTATTTAACCACCGCATTTGTAATCCATTTAAATCCAGTTTCATACCCCGCAGTTTTTCCAGATCGTTTGCCTGCTGCCATTGAGGTTTTATATACTTTAGGATTTTTTAAATAAACATCTAAACCTGTTGTTCTTAAAAATGCTTGAGAAAAATATTGTTTAAAAATAATATCCATTGTTTTTTCAAATCCTCCCTGTGCCTGAGTTCCTCCAGGATGTTCTACTATAACTGGTTTTTTAGTAAATACAATTTCTCCATTATCATCAAATACTAAAACTTGAGAAAATTTAGGGGTAATGACAACAGGAATGCCATCTTCCATAATACGTGCTTTGTTATAGAATGGAACCTTTGATCCATTTTTAATTGTTGTAGATTGTTTAAATGATGATTTAAAAGATAGTCCAAGATTGCTTACTGTATATTCGATATCATAAAGTCTAGCATCTGGACTTCCTGATTGATACCATTCATATACGTGAGACAGCATTGCTGGATCTACCTTTGCATTTGAGTCAATAAATTGTTTAATTAAATCTACAGTCTCTTTACCAAGATTATCTAAAAATATTTTTTTACCACCCTGAATACCTTCTAAAAAGCCCATAGAATATTCAACAATATTATTCATATCTTTCATAAATTGACTAGATTCAAATTTAGTAATCATATATCAATTCCTTGATTATCTGATCTTTTAATAATTAGTTTATAATACTCAACTTTTCCAAATAAGCCAGTAAATGGAGAAATAGTTCCAATTTCAAAAAGTGTAGATTTTCCAGCACGAATACCAGATGTTTCTATATATACAGGATTACCATTTGAATCTAAAATGTTTGTAATTAAAACATTTGTTGCAGCAGTTGAGCCACCAGAGGATGGTAATCTAATATCAGTTTTTGTTCTGCCTAATAGTAAAGTGCTTTGAATAATAGCAACCCTATTATTTTGTTGTTCATCTTTATTTTTTAAACCTGCTGCTGCAAAATAACAATCAATGGTTTGATCAAGCATCCATTGCTTTTCAATATTACCGTATGTACCCTGACCAATATTTGGATAAAAAATATCTGCTTTCATAGGATAAAGCAAGTTTGAGTTTTGCCATGACATTAGATGATTCCTGGCCTCATGATGTTATTAGAATATTTATCTAAAATAATATCTAACATTACGTTACCTGTTCCATCAACAAGTTTATCCATAAACTCAATTTGGAACTGATCTGTTTGATAATTTTTAATATATCGATTGTAGTAATCTAATCTTCCACTCTTAATATCATCAATAAACATCTTTATACCATATTCAACATCTGCAGGTACTGCCTTATATCCAGCATCTACAATAAATGTATAATCATATCCTGCTGGAAATGCAACTGTTCCAAAACCATAATAGCCAAGATCACCTCGTGCTTGAATAATGTTTGGTGGAGTTGATTCTGCTCTGTTATAAGTATCATTAATTACTCTTTGAATTGATGAGTTATCTAAAGTAATAACATAGTTATACATGTTTGTTTCTGGAGTATCAACATCATAAACTAGAACATTGTTTTCATAAACTTTTAAAATTTTATTAACATATTTCCATACGGGGAAATAGTCAGTACCCAAACCAACTGTTTGAATAATATGTTTTCTATTATAAAATCCTTCTTGAATAATTGTGTCAATAACGGATCTTGCAAGAAGTTCTAATTGCTTATACTCTAAAACTTCGCTTGCAGTAGTACCCAATGTATTGGGATCGACATAAGGTCTTTCAATTGTAAGATTATCATCTACTTCAATTTCACCAGTTGAATCATAAACCCTAAATAAAAAGTTACGATCAAAAAGTAATTTACCTCGTGGCAAAGTATACTCAATTGTTGAATTAGATGTTGAAGTAGTCGATATATTTTCTACTGAGTGGTCCACCAAATCCTCTATATAAATAGTGTAATCTGCGTTAGGTTGTGAAACATCCCAAACGGTTACAATAGGATAAGGTGGAACTCTCAATACTTCCATTGCTTATAAACCAAATTCCTTAGCAACGTCTTCTGGCTTAACAAGGGTAACATGGTCACGAGTAAGCCATTGCTCTGCTTCTTCTTTAGTAACAATATTAATTCCCTTAAGGACCTTACCAACTTCTCCCCAAACAACATTTCTTGTAGAGTGAATTGCTACGGTTTCTTCTTTCTTTTCAGCCTTTGGCTTTGGAGCCTTTGCTGGTGCTGGTGTCGATTCTGTAACACCAATTGCTCCGTTTGCAACTGATCCAACTGCTGGATTTGTTGCTGTAGATCTTGCAAATGAATTTGTTGTAATGGCATCTGGAGCCTTAGACTCTTCTGCTGCCTTTGGTGCATCCTCGACCTTTGCTGGTTCTGGCTTTACCTCTTCAACTGCTGGAACTTCTACAGGAGCATCAATCTTTGTTTCTTCGATTGGATTAACATTTTCCATTTTATTCCTCCTAAATAGTATTATATCATTATAAATTAGTAAGGGGAGCAGGAGCGTTAACTCCTACTCCCCCTAATTTTTACTGTTTACAGATTATGAATCTGCTGCAGCGTCTGCCCATGCGATAGCATCCTGTTCTTCCCATTGAATACCGAAGCGAACGAAGACTGTATATTCTACAGTATCCTTCTTTGGCTTGTATTCACGGTTGACAGTGATGTCACGCTGGAAGCCCCATACACGGTTCTGTGGGAATGTCAAGTCGACATATCCTGCAGGGTAGTAAGGAACTTCTTGAACATCGACACCGAGGACACGAGTTGTACGTGCTCCACCGAATGTCTGTGCTGTTCCATCAAGGTATGCTTGACGGTTTGCAGGTGTACCTGCTGGAGTACCAGCAAAGGCTTCTGCGATTGCATCTGCAAGAGTACCATTGTTCTTAATGATTCCCTGGAATGCATCAGTACCTGCGTAGAACTTAAGGTTTGACTTAAGTGCACGGTACTTACGTGGCATTGCAAGAATAACCTTTTGCATTGCATCAGTTGTCCAATTATTATTTGTAATTGTAACTACTGCTTCGTGAGCATGTCCATCAGTCTTAACATGGTTTACGAAACCATTCATGATAGACAAGAAGTTACCTGTTGCTCCATCTCCGTTAATAGCAAGATCTTCGATATCATTACCGAAAGCATTTGTCATCAAACGTACGATGTGATCTTCAAGTGCTGCACCTTCAATATTATCTTCGAGTGCTTCTGCTGAGACTTCCCAGTCAAGACGGATCTTCTTAGTTGTAAGTTCCACCTTTGAGAATGTCGCACCAGCATTTGTGTAATCGCCAAGAGCCTGTGCTGCTGCACGAATTACACGCTCACCAACGTTAACTTTTTCAAGTTCCATGGTGTTTGCTCTCATGGTCACACGACGACCATCTTGAGCGAGGATAGTTGCATCCCACACGTAATCAATAAAACGACGTGCTTGTTCAGGGCGTAGAATACCGCTTCCAGCATCACCTGAGGGATTGACTGCGTTTGGTCCATCAGTTAACCCAAGGTTTGCTGCTGGGATATTCCCAAGCACCGCTCCGTTAAGATAATTGCCTGGTACGTTAACGCCTGCATCTGAACCTGAAGCGAATGCACCTTGACCCTGATAGAGTCCTGGCTCAGTTCCGCCTACATGCCCTGTACCTGTGGTACCTGGCTGATTCTTCTTAATTTCTTCCGACATATATTTCACCTCCAAGTGATTTTCTAATTGAATAGATCGGCTGTTTTGAGGAAACTACCGCCCCATAGGGATTTTTCAACCATTACAGGCTGATTCTGAACTATCTCGCCGAGATCGCCAGACTTTCGAAAAGCGGTGTCAGCCTCTACAGCGTCTACTCTCTTTCCAAACTCATTGTACTCAGATGAAAGAGAAGCAATATCTTTTGCTACTGATTCAAATGAACTCCGTGCTACATCAAGATCTACCTTTGAAGACTTTAGAAGTTCTACTTCTGCCTGCAAGGACTTGACTGTTTCTACTAGATCGCTAAAGGCTTTTGTAAGACCGTCATTGATTTCTGTAACTGCTTGTGCAAGTACTTCGTCTGACTTAGGAGCCATAGGCTTCTTTGCCTCTGCCTCTTCATCTGCTGGAGTTTCTGAAGCAGCCTCTGCAGCGGACTCTGGTTCATCAGTTGCTGGCTTTGCAGCCTTTTCTGTTGAATCTTCCTCAGTTGTATCAGACTTCATGTCGCACTTGCATGCGTCCATAGCCTTTCCACAATCTGGACATGTTGAAGCCTTTGTGACTTCCTGTGTCTCTGCTACTGCTACATCTGCTTTCGCATCTGCCTCTGGAGCGACCTCTAATGTTTCAACAACAGCGTCAGACTTCTCAACGATTTCTTCAACTGTATTTTTTGTTGCTTTTGCCATAAGGTTTTCCTCCTTGTTCATCTTAGAAGTATTAATGCCTTTAGCACTATCAACTAAGAATTTTATCATTTGTGTTTTTTCAACATCCGTTTTTTCAACGAACCCTATATTAGCCATTGGCTCACCAGAAGTTGGGCTTACTTCGTTTTCATTTTCTGACAACATAATGAGGCCAGATTCTTTATCCCAAAAAACATTTTCTAAAACTGTATTATCTGCTTTAATCACATCAACACCGTCTACCTTTTCTACAGAAACAATATTTGCAAACTGGTTTGCTGGGCTATCAACAAGTGAGAGTTCAACTAAATCATAGTCCTTAATAATTCTAATTTGTGAGTCTGACTTTTCATCATATGCGTCGTCCCATGTATTCATTCTTCCACCAATTGAAAATCCAGTATAAGTTCCATCAAGAACCTTTTCCCAAGCATCATTTGCACCCTTTGAAATATATGCAGATACAAAAACACCCTTATAAAACTTTTTAGTTTCTGGATCAAAATACTTATCTTCTTTAAAGGAAATCATTTTTCCTACTGCTGATGGTTGATGCATTTCTCTAATGTTCCCACGGAATTTAGCAAATGCTGCCATTGAGGCTTCGGATGTTACAATATCCATCTGTTTATCTAAATTATCTAGTGAGGCAAATCCTGAAACTGTGCGACGTTGCTCGTCAACTTTGTTGAACGGCATTGAAAGACGCAAATTGTCCCCATCTGAATTCCAATGGGCTTTAGTTATATTGCTCACCATTATATTATAAACCCCTTTTTCTAATTATATCACAATATGGACATAATGGACTTAAGGAGTTTTTCTTCCTTCGCCCTTAGGATTTCTGCCAGCAACAGTTGAAGAACTATCTGAATTATTATTTGTTCTTTCTCCATCTCTTGCTCTATTTGCTGTTGCATCTGCAGCCTGCTGTGGTTTAAGATCTAATGGTTCATCTCCCCCTGGTCGTTGAGGCATTCCCAATTGTGTACGAGCCTCATTAGGAAGAATAATCTGATTCTTAACATAGCGTTCAAGAATTTGAGATTGTGCAATTTCATCAGTCAATGTAAGTTCGTTGAACTTGAACTCAAGAATATCTGTTTTTTCACGTATAATTTTATTGATCATTTTTTCTAGTTGACGTTGAGAAGGACGAGCAACTTGTTCTTTAAATGTACGATCTTGTGCTAATGCTGCTGCAATTGAACCAGAATCTCCTCCGCCTAACTTTGACAAAGGCACTTGGTGAGCAACTAAAATATCATCACGGTTTTGTTTACGATATTCTTTGAACGAACCTTCTTGTACTCCTGATTCAATAGGTTCCATTTTAAATTCGACTTTATTAGTATCTGAATCTGGTGGAAGCGGAATATAAAGAGTTCTATGATTTTGCCCCTTAAGCCCTGTTTGCAAAAATCTAAACATTTTATCCTCTGCCTCTGCAGAAAGTTTTGCACCCTTAAGAGTTACTACATATCTAGGAACTGCTTTATTGCTAAAGTAATCAATATTATATTGTGAGGCTAAAGTGTCACCATACAAAGAATTAATAGCAGAAATAATATCTGGAACACCATAAAAAGTATTTAATGGTGAATACTGTTTAAAGTGAATAATTTCATTTGGTCTATTATCTGTACCAAGAGGATTAGGATTTGTTGCTCCAAAATTACGAAAATAAACAACCTTATTTGCAATCACCTGAACAAAACCATCACGTAGGCGACGCACACGAATTGTTGTAGCAGGAATATGTCCAACATATCCAATTTCTCCACGAACAGTTCTACCAATTTCTAGGTAACCATTTCCAGTTGCTTCTAAATCAGTGTAGACCTTCTCCATAGTTGAAGTGAATGAATCATCAGAATTTAAACTTTCCAACCAATCACGCATTTCAATTTTTGCTCTATCAATTCTTTTACGTGCTCTGTCCGTAGCATCTGTATTAGTTGAAGACTCTAGTTTTAACATAGTTCTTGGAGATACTTCAAACTCATATCCAAGTCCGACAATATTCTCTACTTTTGCATCAATCGCTGCGTGGTTTGCAAAAGATGTATCATAGTAGTTTGCAAGTTCATATAAATTCCAAGGTGGGGTAATAACATCAAAAAGGCCGTAGCCATTTCTATAAACTAAACCTGGATTAATTTCTTTTGAGGTTGCACCATTTAAGCCTGTACTAATTGCGTTAGCACTATCCATATATGCTGGTGTTGCATCTGCTTTTGCTACCCTGCTTGCTCTGCGTTTAAAATTATTATCTAAACCACCTAAAGATTTTAAATCATCCCAATCTTTATTAAATGGATCTTGCTTAATAAAAGTGTCGTCTGCTTTTGGCAGTTCATCAATTCTTGCACCAATGCGGTATTCTCTATCTTCTGACATTAGTCCTCATTTCCATACATAGCAATAGTGTCTTTTGCTGCTTGCACAGCACCTAAGTCATTCATTGAAGGAATTAAACCTTCTGCCAATCTTTGCTTTTGCTCAGAATATTCTTCTTCTGAAATTCTAGTAAGACCTGGAACAAAAATACATTCTCCATCGCCTTCATCTCCATAATATTTTGCAGCATCACGCAGTTTTGCAATCTGAGTAATGTCACCCTTCATTGATTCTATATTTAATACAGATCCAGTTCCATCAGTAAACCATTTTCCATTAGACTTTTTATACACATAAAGACCCCAGTCATAATGCTTTTCGATAATTTTTGCACGGGATTCGCCCACTTGCCCTTTCATTTTTGGCAATGGTTTACGGTTTTTCTTTGGATTTTCTAGATTCATAACCATAAGTATACCATATTATACTGGATCAAGCACATATGATTGCTGAACAGTGTTAGAATACACGCTAATTGGATCATCATAAACCTTTAATTGCTTTTCTCCATCATTTCCAACAATAATCTTATTTGTTCCCATATATGTTTTATAAATATCTGAAGGGGTAATTCCATAGGAATAAGAGGTAGACTTTACCATAACCCCAAACCATGTATATGCTGGATACCAATAATTCCACATAAAATATTGAGGAGTTGGATTTCCAACAATATATGCTTGTTTAATTTCATCCCATACTCTAGTAGAAGCACTTTGTTGTTTTTGTAAATTGGAAATTTTATAATAAGAAATATTATTAAATAGCAAAGGTCCGTTTAAGTTAAAGTATCCAGACGTAGATTCAAACGATACTGGATCTGCAAAAGATATTCCTAAAAATGCCCACTGCTTTACCGTTATAGTTGGCTCAGCAACAAGAATGCCATTTAGATAATAAGATATACCATTTTTTAATTTTCCAGTTTTAGAATCAATTGCAAATATTTTTGCTCTATCTCCAGAACTGCTATTTGCTTGCATGTAAAACTTAATAGATGTATCTGCGTTTTGAATTTCAAAAACTGGATAGGGTGTTGCTGGGAAAAAGTCATCATCATATCTCATTGCAACCTGAACTGCTCCAACTTGATATTCGCTAACTTTATTTTTATTAATGATTAAAGCAACACCCCTATTAACTGTTGGATCAAATGGACCCTTAACCTGAATGCCACTATATCTAGTTAAATGTAAATAGGGACTACTCTTTTTATATATGCTAATTGGATTTTTAGATTTATAATCAAAATATGCACCAGATTTTTTATATGGATACAATTTATTACCAAATCGTGTTCCAATTGCTGTTGCCGAACTTTCATTATTAGACTGAGATGCAAACTCTAAAGACTTTAATTGAATAACTTTATTTGTACTTCCAGAAGTCTTGACTTCTAGATGAACAACAATTGCCAAATCAGCAAAATCAACATTTTGTGGTGGGTAGATTATTGTGTCATTAACTACTTCATACTTTGTGGTCATCCAGTTTAAATCATTTTCTAAATTAACAATTCCACTTTTTAATGCTGGTGCAGTAGTAGTAAAATATTCTGGAAGTTGATTTAATCCATCTGAAACATATTGAAAAGTAATATAAGATCTAATATTACTATTTTGAGTATTATACTCATATAGGAATGAAGATTTATCGTAGGCCAAATCATTATATGTCTCATAACCAGTATAAAGTTTATTATCTAAAATATCATACGGTTGCTGAGTTGGCGAAGCAAATTTTGCATTCAATTCTCCATATGTCCAACTTGCCTTTTGTGAAGAACTAATAAAGTTTGGTGGTGAGGGTGCATCAATATTAAATTGAATAAAGTCAAGATCGTATTTTTGATTACCAAAAGAATCTGTTATGTTTTTAGCAAAATATGTTAAAGGAATATAATCTTCCCAGTATCCAGCAATGTCTAAGTCTAAATAGTATGTTCCATATTCTAATTCTGGAACCATTGTATAACTTGCTACAAAATCTAAAATATCAGAATTAGGATCTATGATTCCAAATGAGTCAAAATTAGTTTCTATTGAAGATGAGTTACGGAATGTGGAAAATCCTATCTTATAAAGTTTATGAGAGTAATGAGAAGTTTTATTCTGATCATTTAAAATAAAGACATTGAGATTATTTAGATTAGACCAAAATGAAATCATGTCTTTACCATAATAAGAGCATATTTGATCTATATCAATTCCCGCAGAAAATATTGATCCATTAATATAGTTTTTAGAAGAAATTGTAAGCAGGCCAGAGTTTTTTGAATAAAACTTATAGTAAATTGTATTGTTTAATAATGTAATTTTAAAATATTCTAAAGTCAATTTATTTTGTATAAAAAACAAAGTTTGTTCATTAGCAATATTTGAATCTACTTTAAATAAACCATAAAAAGATTTAGTTTTATTAGTTAAAAAAGCAAGTGAATTTAAAAATAAATATCCGTTATTGTTGGATAAAGTAAAAAATATATTGCTTTCTGTTTGTATACTTGAGTTTAAATTAAAAATATTATCTAGTGTAGTTGTGTCACTTATAAATGCTGGAAGTTCATATTGAGGTGACATTAGTGATGTATTATCAGAAATAAGTCCGTCAAATTTGCCCTGTTTCCAGGAACCATGATTAGGATATGAGTAATTATTTGCATATTGCGAAAAAGTATAATCAATTTGAGAAGTTGTACCATTATAAGAAGAGTCGACAGATTCTAATGATTTTACCGCTTGACCATAAACCCATCTTTTTTTAGCAACCACTTCAGGAACTGCATAAGGATAAATTGCTACACAGTCTAACTCAATAGGGGTTATATCTTGATATGCATAAAAACCAAGCCAATCTAAATTTTTACCATTTAAAAATTGCTGTGGTAAATTTAAACTTGTTCTATCAATACTAAGTTCAATAATTTTTTCACCATTCAAAATAACAATTGCTTTATTTTCAATTAAAGAAATATCTAATAACATTGGCCTACACCATTCACCAATATATTTAGATTTAAAATTACCATCAATAACTAATGTTAAAAAGGATCCATCAATGTAAAGTCCATCAGTTGAAGAAATTGGTCCAAAAATTCTTTTAGGTGTAGAAGATTGAGCAGTAATTCTTAGCCACATTTCAACAGTTAAATCTTTATACCTTCCAATTTCATTTAAAAATCCTAAACCAGGAACAATAAGAGATGGTTTTGGTGTTGAGTCAGAATTTAGATTTGGAGATAAAATTGTTGTATTAGATGCACCATAAACAAGCGGTACTCCAGAATTTCTAGAGGTTAATGCATTATTATTAATTAAATAATATCCTTGATTAGTATTTAAACCATATGCATATGCCGAAACTGCTTTACATGACTCTAATGGGATTGATGATGGTAAATCTACGGTCAGAGATCCAGAAGAAAATGAATTAAACTCTTCTGACCATTGACCAATAGAAACACCATTAATTAAAAATGTATAATGAGAACTATCTTCAGCACTTGGATAATAACCTATTTTAATTACTATTCTCATGGTTGTATTTTGTTTAGGTAAAGAAAATGTTTCAGATAAGAACATCCAATTGTTATAAAGAGTAATTGGGATTTCTTTTAAATTTTGAACATTTGTTCCACTAATAATATCATAATACTCATATCCAATAGCAATTGATGCAATATGAATACTATTAGAATAAAAATAAGATCCTATACAGAAAGAGTTTAACATTTGATTAAGATCTGTAAAATTAGCAATATCAGTACTAGTTATTGTTGTATAAGCAATATCTGTAGTTGATGGTGTTCCAGTAACTAAAAATAAATCATCTGAGACAAAAGGCTGAGTGGTTGATGAATTGGTTTTTGATAAAGAACCATTGACCTTGGTCCAATTTACTAAATTTTTTGTATCAGAAGATAAAAGAGAAATGTAGTCTGCTTGGTCGTCCAAAGCCCACAAAACACTTGGGTGTTCTGAATAAATCTTTTCAGCATAAATATTTGATGAACTAGGCATATTGTCTCCTAGTCTATTTTATCATACAATGCGGGTAAACCAGCGAGGAGTTGTGTATCTTGTTCCATCTTCAATTGCTTTTACACCATGTACAAAATCAGGATTGTCTGGAAATGTTAAAAGATCTCCAGGTTCTGGCTTAAAAGATATTTTATATTTTGGGAAATAGATATCTCCACCAATATAGTCATCATTTAAGTATAAAATTGTAGCAATATCCTTTGGCCTACTAGAATCATAATGTTCATGCATTCCATTCCCTGGAAGAAATTTTGCAATATGGGTTTTGTGAGGATTGAACTCTTCAAAATCAGTATCATAATTTTCAACAACAAAATTATAAACATTGAGTGCCCATTCTTGCATTAGTGCAAGAAGTTGTGGATCATTTTTTTCAATTCCATGATATGTATGAACAGTAAATTCCTTTTCACCATTTCCATATTCATCAAACAATAAAGTGTGATTTTTTGAATAATTTGATATTGCCTGTGCAATATCTTTTGGCATAAATCCTGGAACGTAGTGGATTTGACTTGTAAATTCTTCCATTAGTTTACCTT